GGGCCGCGCTGCAGCGTTCTCAATGCGCAACTGTTTGGCATAGGCCGCGTTCGCGGCCTGGAGATCGCCCGAAGCCTGCGGGTTCACCCGCTCAAGCCAATCCCGCAGAACCGTCTGCGCGTTCCGTAGCTGCTGACCGAGGACGCGCTCGTCAGAGGTGGCGTTGCGGTTGTAGAGGTAGTTGCTCGCCTCCTTGCCAAGATCGCTCTCGGCATCCTTGAACCCCTGCCCCGTCATCATCCCGGTTGCCGGGTCGATGTGCCGCTGAACGTACTGGTCGAGCATGGCGTTGAATTGCTGCTCGCGGCCCGGGCCCAGCATCTGCGCGTTGGTGCGGAGTTGGGCCAAATCCTGTGTCGCCTGCTGGTCAAGCGTGCCCCCGGCCTGCGGGACGGCACGCTGGTAGGCACCGCTGATCCTGGCAGCCATCTCCTGAATAGCTTCGCGACCCGGCTGGGTGGCGTCGAGCGTTTGACCAAGCGGCGCAAGGGCATCGTTCATCAGGCCCATGTTGAACTGATAGACCGAGCGCTGGCGGGCGCTCTTGATGAAGTCGCCGATGATGGGAATGCTCGTCGCCGTCTGCTCGAGCCGGTTGATCGCGCCGCCGGCCGCCTGCCCTAGCGTCGGTCTGACGCCGATATCCATCAGCCTGCTGACATCAGTGCCGGGCCGCGCCATCGCGGGGTACGCGACCCTGGCGGCAACTCCGGTCAATGGCGCGGCAGCCGCGCCCAGCATGCCGCCCTGGAGAGCCTCCTTCCCCAAGTCAGACGCGGATGCGTTGGGGTCGCCGGTGAGGACGCCCGACAACGCGCCGCCAACAGCGTTTGAGATGAGGCGCGGCACGAAGGAGCCGGTCGAACCCGGCAACGCCATCGACAGCGCCGCCATCGGTATCCCTTCGCCGAGATCCCGCTGCGGGCTATAAATGGGCGGCTTGCCGCCATAGGCTGCCGCGTAGGCGTCAGCGTGTTTCTGCAGCTCCTGCTCTTGTCCTTGCGCCCATTGCTGGACGCCGCTGCCCTCTGGCGCGACCGCAGCGATCCCCCGGGCCAGGAGGTTGCCCGCCGTATCAAAGGGCTTGCTCAGCCCGTAGCCGAAATCCGTGACCGGGTTGCCCGGCGGCCCCGGTATCGGCCGCCCGGTATTCGGGTCAACGACGGTGTTTGGATCGAGCGATTTCGTGATCTCGGATTGATAGTCAGGCTGCCCGGGCGGCGGCGCGGCGGTCGCGTCAGACGGCTTCTTCAGCACATCGCCAATGGCGTCGATTTCGGTCTGCCAGGGGCTGCCCATCGCGCTACCTCGGCAACAGGTTGTTGTCGGTGAGGTATTTTATCTGACCCTGCAATCGCTGCAGGTCGGCTTGCCCGTCCTTGCTCTGCGCGAGCTGGTTGCGGATTTCGGCCCGGTCGCCATCGCTCAAGCGCATGTACATGAAGGTGTAGGGGCTGATATTGGCGTTGAACTGTGCCTCAAATCCGTTGTTGTCCCAGCCGCCGCGACCCGGCTGGTTGACGTACTGGTTCATCGCGGCCTGCTTCGCCAAGCGATAATCCGCCAATCCCTGGATCTGGCCGAGCACCCGGTCGAGGCCGCGCGGCGAGGTCTCCTCGCTCGGCATCGAATTTGCCACCATCTTCAGTTCCTGCACGCCGGCCTTCGATGAAGCGTCCTTGGCCTGCTGCCTGGAGAGGTAGCCGGCGTCTTTGATGAACGCCTCGTAGCTGGCGACCTTGTTGGCGCGCTCGGGATTGTCCGGGTTCAGCGCCAGCAGCACCCTGTTGAGGTCTTGGTTATAGGGCGCGAACGCGCCGGTGTAGAAATTCTTGGCCTCCTGCCGCATGAACGTCGCCTGATCGCGCGTCTGGGGCGCGCCCGACGCCTCTTTAATGACGGTCTGGTAGTCTTCAGCATTCTTCGATGCGACCGCTTTTGGTCCCTCTGTCTGGTAGGTGGTGAGCGCGCTCTGTCCGAGATCGATCTTCTGCGGCTGTCCGTTCTTGCCGGGCATGATCATGTAACGGTGCATAGCACCATCGGTCCCGGCCGCCTCAAAGTTGCCGTAGACGTCGCCGGTCACCGGGTTGATCTGCAGCGTGTTGGGTCGCGTCAGGATCGGCTTGTTCTGGTCGACCCAGAGCTGCCACCGCGAGGTGACCTCAGCCTTCTGCGCCTCGTTCTGTTGCAGGTAGGGCTGCTGGCCTGCGGCGGTCCCCGCTGCCTGCGCTTGCGCTGTCGGCCCGACCAGCGGGAACTTGGCGATCTCGGCGATATTGGGCGGCACAGTGCGACCGCGCGCCATCGCCCATGCTGAAATTGCCTGCGCGTCTTGGATCTGCTGCGGTGTCGGCGCGCCTGGGATGGGCCCTGCGGGCGCGCTGGGAGGCGCTACAGGGGGTGGAGCTGGCCCCGCCATCGGAGGCGCTGGCGGCGGTCCCTGCGGCACTGGCGGTGCGGCGGGCGGCGGTGCGGCCGGCGGGGCGACAGGCGGCTGCGCCAGGAGGCTCGGCGGCGCGGCTGATGGCGGCGGTGCAGCAGGCATCGGGCCGAGCAGGCTCTGAATAGGCGGCCGGGCAGCTCCACCCGGCACCAGATTGCCGCCGCCTGCCGCGGGCACGGGCACAGGTGCGGGCTCCACATCCGGGCTGCCCGCCGTCGTTGGTGCGAGCGGAGGAGGGCTGCCACCAGGATTTGCCACCGGCGAGATGCCGGGGGGCATTGCCCCGCCCGCACCAACGGGCACTTGCGGTCCCATGCCGCCGAGACGACCGGGCATGTTGCGCATGGCCGGCGGCGGCGCGGGTGGGGGCTGGTCTACCAGACCTCTGATGGCTCCTCCAGGCGCGGAAACCGGGGTAACCCCTCCAGGCATCACCGGCGCGGCAGACGCGCCCTGCGGCGGCGCAGCGGCTCCTGGCGGGCCTAGCGCGCCGCTGTAATCGGGCACCGCCGGGAGCTGCAGCAGTCCTGCCGGCTTGCCGGCCGGCGGCGCTCCAGCCCCGGTGAACCCGCCGGGCGGCCCGTAGATGCCCTGCGGGTTTTCCTGCCGGTACTTCTCTATGTCAGCGGCGGCAGCCGGCGGCTGGTCGGTGGTGGGCGGGAGGGCTGCGGCGGGGGCACCCGGTACGGCAGCCTGCTGTGGCTGAGCAGGCACCTTTGAGAGAACCGCCTTTGGGTAGGCTAGGGTCTTCTCCCCCCATTTCTTTGGGTCGGCGGAGCCGGAATAATAGTACTTGAGACCGTCGACAATGTTCCCCGTGGCATCGATCCCCTCGCGCAGGTATTTGGCGGAACCCTCGATGTTCTGCGCCGGGTCGGTGCGATCGGTCACTCCCAGATACTTGGCGGTGTCGGGCATCAACTGGCCGAGGCCGACAGCCCCAGCGGAGCTGACGATGGTCGGGTTGCCGCTGCTCTCCGTGTGGATGAGAGCAGCAAGCACCTCGGGCTGCAGGTTGTATTTGGCCGCCGCGGCCTGGATCAGCGTGCCGTACTTGCCGTCGAGAATTGCCTTCGTGCCAGCGAAACTGCCGCCGCCGCTGGCGAGGATCTTGGCCGGGCCGGTCGGACCCGTCTGGTCACTGGTTGTGCCAGCCGCCGCAGCGCCACCCGCCCCCGGAACGGCCGGCACGCCACCCACCGATCGCTGGATGGCAGGCATGATCGCCTGATCCATCAGCAGGCCTTGCTGCGCGACACCCGTCTGCGCAGCCGCTAGGCGCGCCTTGACCAAGTCGTCCCACCCTCCATAGGCCGCCTTGGCCGCCGAGCCAAACGCCTCGCCGAGGGGGATGCCGCCCTTGTACGGCACCGGCATCGAGGCCGCGCCGAAGGCGGCTGCGGCGTCGGCCATGGCGCGGTCGCGGAAGGCGCTCTTGGTCGCCGGATCGGTGAGGAGACCCTGGTAGGCGGCAGCAGGATCAGCGCTGCCAAACCAGCCGAGGAGGCCGGAGAGGAAGCCGCCGTTGTCGGTCTGAGCGTCTGCCATCAGCCTGTCCCGGCCAGGAGCGCCGCGAGCGCATGCTTGGGATCAAGCTGCGAGCGTCGGTAGATGTTGTAGGGGTTGCCGTACTGGCTCGGCATCGGCGACGGGTACTGCGGCGGCGCGATCGACGGTCGCGGGCCATTGTTCGCCGCGAGCGCCTGCTGCGCCTTCTGCAGGGGATCGATCGACGCGCCGAGCTTGGATTGGATCTGGCTCCACAGGCTCGGCTGCTGGACCCCCGGCTGGGTGTAGTAGCCCTGCTGGTTGACCGCCTGGATCTGGTCGGGCGTCAGGTTTGAGTAGCCCGCGGGCTGCTGCCAGCCTGGGCTGCCGGTCGGCATCACCGCATCGGGCCGCATGAAGTAACCCTGCTGCTGCAGCATGGCGGCCTGATCGGGAGTGAGGTCCGAGTAGCCGGTTGGCATGCCGCCGCCAAAGACGGGGGGGGTCGATGCGCCCATCGTCGCGCCTCCTTAGATCAGCTTGGCGAGCTGCGCCGCGCCGAGCGCGGTGCTGAGGATGTTGCTGACCGGGTTGACAGAGTTCTGCTGGGTCGTGGTGCTCGTGGTGTTGCCCCCGACCGGCGGGCCGACGATGCCGGCGGCGTTCTGCAGCGGCAGCCACCCGGCGTTGTACGCGCCGCTGAGCTGCGAGGTCGGGAAATTCGCCAGATCCGGCATCATCTGGGCGATGCCGCCGAGGTTCAGCACGCCGCTGTTGGCGAGCCCACCCGCCGCATTGTAGGCATTGCCCGCCGTCGTGTAGCCCTGGCCGGCGAGCGTGCCGCCCTGGCCGATCAGGCCGCCGCCGGTGGCGTAGCCCTGGTTGGCGAGCCCCCCGCCGCTGGCGAGCCCCGACATCAGCGCCTGCTGTCCCGACAGGCCGAGCTGACCGGCTTGGTTGAGGACGTTGGCTTGGCCGCCGAGCCCGATATTGGCGAGGTTGCCGAGCGATTGACCGCCCGAGCTGATGAGCTGGCCGGCGGTGTTGTAGCCGGTGTTGGCGGCACCGAAGCCCTGCCCGAGCAGGTTGCCGGCGAGGTTGACGCCGCTCTGGCCGAGCTGCCCGGCCTGCCCGTAGGCGGTATTGGCATTGGACAGGCCAGTGTTGTAGGCGGACCCGAGTGCCGTCCCCGCGCCGAGCATCGAATTGAGCCCGGTGTTGTAGGCGTTGTTGACGATGTTGCTCGTGGCCGAGCCGAGCGCCTGACCCAGGTTGTATTGGTTCTGGCTCTGCGCGCCCGCCTGCGCCCCCGAGCCGTACCGCCCCGCGCTCTCAAAGCTGCTGTCGGTCTGCGGCGCGGTCGCCGTCATGTACTGGTTGACCAGGGGCTGCGTCGCCGCCTGGATCGTGCCGGCGAGGGCGGGATTGGTCCTCGGGTCAACGTACTGACCCGACGCCATGCCCATCAGGCTGTCGTAGATCGGGTTGCCGCTGACCGCCATCCCGGCATTGCCGTAGAGCCCCGACATGGCCGGGTTGGCGACGCTCATCGCGCTGGGAGCGAGGCCGCCGATCGCGCCAAGAGCCGCCTGACCGGTCCTCGATGCCTGCCCGCCGAGCGCGCCGAGCTGCCCATAGGTCTGGTAGCCGGCACCGGTCAGCGGCGCGTACTGGCCGGCGAGACCCGTCAGAGCCTGGGTGTAGGGAGCGACCGTGCCGGGGGCCTGATAGGCGGCGCGGGCGAGCATGCCGCCGTACCCGCTGCCGGTGTTGATTGCTTGGTTGCCAACACCCGTGAGCGTGTTGCCGTAACCGAGACCCGTGTTCTGGGCACCGGTGGCGACGTCGCTGAGCGCCATGATCTGGGGGCCGCCCGGCAATGAACTCTGTGGCAGCCCACCGGTGAGCGCCGCGGTGCTGAAATTGAGCGCGCTGGGGACCGCGCCGTAGGCCGCCGGGGCCGAAGCGTTGAACTGATTTTGCGTATAGCTTTGGAGTTGATCCAAATATTGCTGACCGGGGATCGGTGCCCCTGTGACGCCAGCCATGCCTGTGGCCGCGTTCCACAAGGGCTGAAGCGACTGCGCTTGAGCTTGGCCCAGGGGGTTGCTCTGCGTCGTGGTGCTGGTCGACGGCGTAGACTTGCTCATGCACAGTCCTCCAGCCGCCGCCAGGGCGACGTTGGTCGAGCAGTCGGAAAGCGGCTAGGGCTTGAGGCGGCGAACCAGGGTCACGCCGGTGATGTCGAACCCGAAACGGCTCCAGCCCTTGCGGTCCCAGCCGGCGATATCGACGCAGCCGAGCTGCTCGGCCTGCGCGTCGAGCGCATCGAGGAGCGGCTGCCACCAGCGCTTGAGACCGGTCCCGGCGATAAACGGCACCTCAAGCACGTTGCAGCGCGGGTAGGCGCGCACCTGGGTCACCGCCGCCGCGACGATCCTGCCGGTGTCACGGACTACGAACATGCTGGCCCGGCCGAGCATGACGAGCTGCAGGAGGTCGATCGGCTCAAACCCGCGGGTGCGGTCGGTCGCTCGCCGCAGGATCGTCTCGATGATCGGCCAGCAGCGCGCGACCTCCTCGATCGGCGGCAGCTCGACGCGGATGTCGTCAACCGATGAGGAGCGCGGTGAATGTCTGATCGGTATAGGTGCTGTTGCCATGGTGAACCGTTGCCCCGCCCGCGGTCGTTTCGACCCAGCACGACGGCAGCACGTCGGCGGCGTGCGCTGTCATCGGCATCAGCAGGACCGAGGTGTAAGGACCGATGCGGCTGTCGCTGAAAACGGAGGTGGTCGCGCTGGCCGCCAGGGTGACCTCGATCGTCGCCGACAGACCGCCGCGCAGGATCTGGTTGATCGCGCTGGCGAAACGGATGAACGTGTTGCGGGGATTGCCGCCGACATTGGAGGGGACGAGGGGAACGGCTGGCGGGCGGGCGAGCGTCGCCTGCGCCATCAGCGGATGCCCTCTGGCCCGGCCATGACATCGACACCCTGCGCCGCGGTGAAATTGGCCCCTGCCGGCAGCCTGACCTGGAAGCGGACATAGCGCCCGGTGCAGCGCTGCGGGCAATTGCCGAGGATGTTCTCGGGCACCGCGCCCTGGTAGACGACCGAGTTGCGCAGGATCTCCCGGGTGCCGACCGCGACCGATGCCGGCACGATCGCGTCATGCAGCGGTCGAGCCCCGTTGATGCGCGCGCGCCGGTCGGGGAAGAGCTGCGCCTCGCTGGTCTCGATCGTCGCCGCCAAGCTCGGCCCGGTGGCAAAATTCTGGATGTGGTTGCCGTCGAACCAGCCGAGGATCGGGTTGCCGGTCGACCACACCCGGCTGTCGAGCGAGAATTTGAGCTGCTCGAGGTTGCCGAAGGGGTCGAGCTGGTCGAGGTTGTAGCCGGCCGAGCTGTAGGTCTGCGGCTCGACCCATTCGGCCGGGATCGGCGTCAGATCGACCAGCGACCAGCGGCTTAATTCCCAGTTAAAGATGATACAGCGGTTGAAGAGCCCGCTGTTCCCCTGCCCGCAGTAGAACCACAGGACGATCTTGCGCAGCGGATCCCAGGTACCTTGCACGTTGCGCAAGTAGTTGATGTCGAGATCGTTGAAGAACGTCCGGTCGACCTTCTGCGCGCCGATCCCGGTCGAGCCGGTGCCGTCGAAGGCGCAGAAGCCGTCCGACCCGAGGTAGAAGCACACCGCGCGCAAGATGCCGCTACTGTCGGGCAGGGTCCGGTTGACCACCGAGAGCGGGCTGTCGGTGCCGGCCGCGCCCTGTGCGACCTGAAAATTGAAGATACTGGGCGAGCCGGCGTACTGGATCGTGTAGATCCCGCGCTCGCAAAACGCCGCGCCATCAGCGGCCGAGAGGTGCCCGCCGACCACCTGGGTCACCTCCCCCAGGTCGGTCTGCACCAGATCCTGATAGTCGCTCTGCAGCTCGATCGCGGTCTGGCTGCCCGGGACCGGCCAATTAAGCGGGTTGCCGATCGCCGGCCATGCCAGCCGGTAGCCGACCGCGCCGTCGCGGCTGTCGAACGTGTTGCCGAGCATCAAGAAGTCGCGGATCACCGCGCAATAGCGGGCCCGCGGTGCAGCCGCCGCCAGATCGGAGAAGGCGCTGTCGGTGCCGGCGAGGTAGGTCTGCACCGGGTCGGCGTAGTTGGTGGCGATGATCCGCTTGCCGAAGCTCGTCATCTGCCAGAACCCGTCTGGCGGGTTCTCGGTGTGATAGGGCGCGGTGGGACCGCTGACATCGCTGAAACCAGTACTGCCGGTCACCTGCAGGTAAAGGTTGGTCGCCGTGCCTGCGACGTTGTAGACGTGGCCGCTTTCGTCTCGGTACCCATATGATCCACAGACGCGAGCCGGCAGCGCGGGCGAGTAGGGCACCGGGCTCGGGAACGCGGTGTAGGACCGCTGGGTGCGCGGCACGACATTGAGGGCGGTGTTGGTGCCGGGGTTGCCAAAGCTTGGCCCATCCGGTAGCCATTCGCCAAAGGGGAGTATTGCCATCTCAGGGCTCCTCGTCTAGGAGCCCGCGAGGACGCGGTATCGCGCCCCCTACTTTGAGGTTTTGCGAGCCTGGGGCTGAGGGGGCTTTCGTGCCTCTTGCGGCGAGGGCTTTGTCGATCCCTTCTCGGATGAGGGATTCGAGTTCTGTCCGAGCGTGATCTTCCAGCCTTGCCTGTATACCGGTGCCGTATCGGGTAGTAAGCCTCTGAAGGTGATCCCAGCCATCGTTCTTCGCGCTCCAATCGTTGACCGACGATGTGTGCTCGCCGCGGCCCAGATCAGCCGTGGCGTCGAGCCCGAGCCTCCGAGCCGATGCATCGAGCGTCGGCAGCAGCTCGTTCTGGATGCGCTGCCCTAGCGCATCGCCGCCGCCGTTGAAAAACATATGGAACCCGGGCACCCCATTTTCATCGATCGCGGGCGAGAAACCAGCCGCCATCTTTGGGTGATTTTGTCGCAGATCAGCCCAAATCGCCTTGAGGTTCCCCGGGTCGTCCAGCCCTGCGCCATGAACCTGCAGCGCCCATTTATTGCCGCTGGGGATAAAGCGCGAGCCGAAAATCTCAGTCTGCTGCAACTGATGCCCTAGGATGTTTGCGACATCTTGAACAACCTCGGGGCTCGACAGGAATTGTGATTTGTACGCCGGATTTAGGTCATCGAGCCAAGCACCGGTGCCCGACAAACGCCAATTCTCCTGGGCACCCGTTATCCTCTTGGCAAAGTCTATCGCCTTGGCGATGACCGGGCCGGCTACGGTCGCCTGTTCCTGCGGGGTCAGGGTCTTCCAATCGGGGAACGTCTGATGCCACGGGGCTCCCTGCCCGAAATCCAGCTCATATGAGAGGTTGCGCGCGTTCGACAGGATCGCGTCCTCGGCGGTCTGGCCGGGTCGGCCGAGCATTGTCGACATCGTTTTCCAGCCGACAGCCTGGGCCTGATCGGGCGTCCAATCGTCCCGCCCGCGATATTTCATCCGGTTGAGATCGGCGGTGATCGCGCGCATGCGATCGGCCGACCATTCGTATTGGGTCTCGCTCGGTGACGATCCTCCGTCAGGCGTAATCCGGTCGGCAACCTTGTCGCCATGCGTCTTGCGGACCCAATCGTGCAGCGTCGGGTCGATGAACCCGGTGTCTCGCGTGGTATGCACATCGGCGACTGCCGGGGCTCCGGCCCGGGGATCGTCACCATAAAACGTGCGCGTATTTTTGCCCGCGGCACTGTCGATGAAGTCGTAGATCTTTTGACCGGTCGTCAGGTCGCCAAATTTGCTCGGATCACCCGAGATGATTGCGTCCCAGTATTGGTTCAGCTTGTCAGCGGGGAGCCCCGCCTGAAGGCTCTCCGGCATCCCACGCGTTTGGTTGACATATTGCTCCAGGGCGCGCGTCGCGCTCAACTGAGCAAAGCCGGGTGTCGCGTTCTGGTTGGCAATTAGCCAAGCGCCCATCATCGCCGGGGCCTTATCTCCGAAGTATTTCTGGTAGGCGGGCAAGGCGTCTTTATACCAATTGGCCGATTTATCGATCTCGTCTCCCGAAAGGTAACGCTCATTGCGGTCGATCCACTGCTGAGTGCTTACCGGGCCGATAAATACTCCGTTAGGAAGCTGGATCGGCTGAGCGTTCTTTGGCGAGCCGATGCCGGCGTCAGGATCGCGGGCCAGCTTGCGCTGCAGACGCGCATCCGCCTCGGCCGGAATAGGTAAGGGGTTGCTGCCATACAAGCCGGGGGTCGAGAAGCGCAGCGGTGCCCCCGCCGCAGGCGCGGCGTCGCTTGGCGTGGCCTCCAGAAGACCCGGCGTCGCCGCTGGTGGCTGCGATGCATTGACATCGGTGGCGGCCTGGGAGCCGGCGACGGCTGCCTCTGCCGGCTTGACGCTGGCCGGAGGCATCGGCTCGGGAGCTATAGGCTCCGGCGGCATGTTGTGCCCGACCGGCGGTGGCGTCGTCTCCAGCGGTGGCAGCTCGTCCAATGGCGGCAACTTGCCCGGCGGCCTCCGCATGCCCGCGCCAAGCCCCTCGCCCCAGCCCGCGATGTAGGGCAATACCGCTTGACCAAACAGGCCGAGGCGCTCGCCCAGCGACGGCGATGGAGCCGTCGTCCGCGCCTGCTCGGCCTGCGCCTGGGCGATGTCGGTCCCCCTGGGGGGAACGAGCCCAAGCTTGATCATCATGCTTTCCTGGGGGCCTGGAGCGGCCCGCACCTCGGTGTCGAGCGGAATCGGATCGTTCGGCTGCGGCGGCGGCTGCTGCCCGTTGATCAGCGGGTTGATCGCCTGACCCATCAGCGCCGATGGCGGCAGATCGGGCGGCGCGCCCGCGTAGTAGTTCCAGAGGTCGTCCCACATCGACATGTCAGGGGTTCTTCACGTCGGTCTGGATCATCAGACCGGCCGGGTATTTGGCGCGGCGGTCGGCGAGGCGGATGCGCTCAAAGGCGGCCTCGCGCCCGGCGAGCCACATCTGCATCCGCGGGTCGTCGCCGATGTAGGGCGCGGCAAACGACAGCGTGCCCCAGAGGTAAGCGCTCGGGTATTGCGTCAGCAGCCAATTGGTGGTGGCGGCGTCGCTGAGCCCGGTGATGCCCGACAGGTAGGTGAGGTTGATCGGGTCGGGTGTGTCGCCCGAGTTGCCCGTCATCCTCAGATTGAG